TTATATTACGAAACATATGATTCAGCATTAAAAAAGAAGAACGACTTCAATATAATTGAAATGCGATGGTACCAAGATGACCGATATAATATTGGTCTTAAATGGTATAAATACACTGATAAAGAAAAAAAAGACTTAGTAGTAATTGAAGAAGAGGATTTCACCTTTGAATCATTCGATAAAAAAATAAAGGATAGTTATAAACCGACATCACCTTGGTATGAGGAGATGTGTCGTGGTATGAATAATGACCCTCGTATGATTGCCCAAGAATTGGATGTTTCGTTCTTGGGTTCTGGAGGTAACGTCATATCTGATGAATATGTAGAATATCATAAAAATAAAAACGTGAAAGACCCTGTATTTGTCAGTGGTAGAGAAAGCGAATTATGGGTATGGGAAGAACCAATTGAGGGACATGAATATATTTTATCGTCTGACGTATCTAGAGGTGACGGTGAAGACTATTCTACATTCACTATAATAGATTTTACCACTATGACACAAGTTGTCGAATATATGGGTAGAATACCGCCAGATAAGCTGGCTGACATACTATTTGAATATGGTAAGTTATATAACGCATTAGTAGTTGTGGATATTACTGGTGGTATGGGTGTTGCAACCATCTTGAAACTACAAGACATGAAATACCCTAACCTATATTACGGTGAAAAAGGTGGTCAAGCTCTTAAGAAACGTAAAGACCTGCATAAATATAATTCAGATAACGAAATCGCTGGTTTTCAAGTAGGTAGTGATAGAACTAGATTGGTTTCAACTTTTGAGAAGATGGTGAGAATCAATAAAGATGAAGGTGATAGTCATGGCATAAAAATACGTTCAGCAAGACTTATATCTGAATTGTATTCGTTCGTATATATAAATGGTAGAGCTGACCACGCTAAGAATAAACATGATGACTTGATTATGGCTATGGCTATGGCCTTATTCGTACTAGAAAATTCTTTCAAACAGTTAAAAGCAAACGAAACTAGAACTAAAGCTATGTTGGCTAGTTGGGTATCTTTCTCAGCTGGTGGTGATACTAGGTCTACCGTCTCACCAACCAAACAAGAACCTAAAAAACCTAATTTTAGTCCAATCGTAGCAAAAAATATGCAAGACCCAAGAGGTGAATATATGTGGCTTTTCGGAGGTTACCAATAATTATAATAAAAGAAGAAACTATCATGGCAACACAAAGAACTTTTACTAGAAAAACATACGGAAATAACCCACAATCACTTTATAAGTGGAATGTGAGAACTGGCCCACAAGATAGAACTACATTCAAGGGAGCTAACGCAAAAGGTTGTGACGCATTACCGAACAGTCAAGGCGAGGATTGGACAAATGGTTATGTATATGAAAGAGTTATCGTAAACGGACAAGTAAAACAGTTCGCATATGTTCAATGTGATTATGTTCAATAAGTTATTCATTTTTTAATTAATTAACTTATATTTATCTAAAAAGATATTATGGCTAAAGAGCAAACAATATTCCAACGACTTACCAGTGTATTCACACCATCTGGTATAGATCAAGATAGGATAAGTAATAAATACTCCATAGAACCAACTGAGCTTATCAGAACAACGTCAAAGGCTGAATTTGAAACTAAATCACTACAAGCTAGACAAAATAGTTTCTTAGGTGGCTTATGGCAGAAAGTTGAGAACGAAACATTCCAAAAAGCTATTCAGTATGAGATAACTAGGATTGGTGGATATTCTGACTTTGAAAATATGGAGTTTTATCCAGAAATCGCAGCAACTTTGGATATTATGTCAGAAGAATCAACAACAGTAAACGATGTTGGGCGCGTTCTTAACATTTATTCAAATTCACCTAGAGTCAAAGGCATTTTAGAGGACTTGTTCTTCAATAGATTAGATATCCATACCAGTTTACCTATGTGGGTAAGAAACTTGGTAAAATATGGTGATAATTTCGTTTTCCTTAATACAGATGATAAAAAAGGTGTTACAGGTGTAAAGCAATTACCTAACTTTGAAATAGAAAGAAGAGAAGGTGGCGTATATGACTCAGTTTATTCTAGAGCCGTGAATAGTAGTGAACCAAGAGAAGATAAGGTTAAATTCTATTGGAGGGGTAAAGATATTGAGTTCCAGACTTGGCAGATTGCGCATTTTAGATTATTGGGTGACGATAGAAGATTACCATATGGCACGAGTATACTCGAAAAGGCCAGACGCATATGGAAACTATTATTATTGTCAGAAGACGCCATGATGGTTTATCGTATTACTAGAGCGCCAGAAAGAAGGGTTTTTAAAGTTTATGTTGGTAATCTTGACCCTGAAGATGTACAACCATACATCAATGAAATTGCCAATCGTTTTAAGAGGATGCCTGTCATTGACTCTAAAACAGGTCAGTTAGACTTGAGGATGAACGTATTAGGTAACGACCAAGATATATTTGTGCCTGTTAGAGATGAGTCGGCACCTAGCCCTATTGAAACACTTCCAGGGGCATCTAACCTTGGAGAAATCGCAGATATTGAGTACCTTCAGCGTAAACTTTTCACTGCTTTGAGGGTGCCTAAAGCATTCTTAGGTTTTGATGAAGCCCAAGGTGAGGGTAAGAATTTAGCTCTTTTGGACATTAGATTTGCAAGAACAATAAATCGTATTCAACAATCAATTATACAAGAGCTGAATAAGATTGCGATAATCCATTTAATTCTGTTAGGCTTTGATGATGAGTTGGATAATTTCACCATCACGATGAATAACCCATCGACACAGGCTCAGATGTTGAGGGTTCAGAATCTACAATCTAAAGTGACGCTTGTTAAGGATGCGGTATCTGATATAGGTAACGGATTTGGTGTTATGTCATTAACTAGAGCCAGAAGAGAGGTGTTGGGTTGGAGTGATGAGGAAATAAGACAAGACCTAATAGAACAAAGAATGGAAAAGGCAGCATCCGCTGAATTAGCCAATACTGCCAATGTTATTAAGTACACAGGTGTGTTTGATAAAGTCGATAAGTTATATGGTGATATGGAAATCGCAAAGATGGGCGGTGTATTACCAGAAGGCGGTGAAGGTGGTGATGGTGCTACTGGCGGTGATACTGGCGGTGGCGGTGGAGGTAGCTTCGGAGGCGGTGGTAGCTTCGGTGGCGGAGGTGACTTCGGAGGTGACTTAGGGGGTGACATTGAATTCGGTGAGGCCGAGGGCGGTGAAGCCGAAGGTGGTGAGGAAATACCCACGCCAGAGACTCCAGAAGCAACTGAAACACCAGAAACAGCTCCAGTACCAGAAATAGGTGAATCACTTAAGAAAACAGAAAAGTTATTAACGGAGGAAATCAATAGACTTAAAAAACAAGTTGAACCTAGACTTAAAAGATATTCTGATATCTATATGAACAAGCTTGTAGAATCTGTAAATAGGGTTGACCACGCTAAGACTGTGAATGACAACAAAGTTAAAATGTATGACAAAGGCTTCAAATTGAATGAGGAAATCGATGATATTTTAAAAAATATCGATGACGCAGTTAAAAAAAGATGACCTATTACCGATAATCAGCATATTTATAAAAAAATATAATCACATGCATAACTTCGGTTCACTATTGGATACACTAAAGGAATTTGTCACTGATTCGATTGTCGACAAAAAAAAATACGATAAGAAAGTTCTTAAATCTGTATTTAAATTATTAAGGGAAAATGTGGTATTAAATACCCAGTTCAAGTTATATGATGGTTTTACTGATTTTCATTCTGAGGATGATTTCACTATATCTGAATATATCAATGAATCTATTAATACCGTTAAGCCATTTTCTCCAAAACAACTTAAAGAGGCTAATAGCCTATTCAAAAGTGAATTGGATAAGTTGACAAATAATAAACCTATTGTCGAATCATCTGGATTGCATTCAGCCATATTCAAGGTGTTATCATCTAATAAACCTAGTGATAAATCTTTAGCCAAAAGTGTAATCAGAGAGCATATTAAGACGAATAACACCAGATTGGTTGAATCATCTGATTATGTACCTACAGATATGCTGGTAAAAGTATTATCGGAGCGTTTTAACAAAAAATATTCTGACTTGTCTGAATCAGATTTAAATCTTATAAAAACTGTTGTTGAAAAGAACGGTGAAAAAAAAGAACAGAACTTTAAACAAGTCGTTAAAGAATGTATCGAAGCTGTAAATACTCAGTTATCTGAAAATGATTCCACGGTAAAAGAAAAACTATTATCTGTTAAAGAACGACTATTGGAAATGAGTTATAATGGCGATAGTTATGAGGTTGATATGGTTAGAATAATAGGTTTAAAAAATTCTTTAATGTAATATGAATACTTTGACTGATACCGTGGTAACAGA